AGTGCAATCAACGCTAGGAAACTGCGTGTTATGCACCGGCACCATTCCAAGATTAGGCAACCACTCATCAGGAATATTGCGTGGCAAAGAGGTATTGCTGTGATCTTTCCGAAGATCGTCGATTGAATACGGAAATTTTTCGACAACCCCGTTCTTAATCTTTGCGTACATGATTAATCCTTATTGCTGAGTAAGTTGAAGCTGGAACGCCGTAAGATAAGTTGATGAAGATACTGAAATACTTCTGTCAACTGTCTTAAAATACGGGCCAGCCGGCGCTGAATATATAAACTGCGAACATGCAGCCCCTGTACCGCCAAACACTACAAGCGCCGTCATATTGGCTGGAGCAGTGCTAAGCGCAGGCTCTCCATCAGACATATAAATTGCCAATGACAAACCACCCACCGTAGGAGTTATTCCCAGGGCTTTTTGAGTTGACACAGCTGTAGACTGCGCAGTTCCTTGCGTATTTATTGTTGTTGCATTTCTAAACACAGACATAACGCAAGAAAAACGCGATGAAGAAGAACTCTGCGTTATTGAATACGATGTAGGCTCACTTGCGGTTGCTGTTTTTCTGTATGTGTAAGTTATAGAATCCCCAGCATTTCCATCTGATCTGACAAGCACAAACCCCGACGGCACAGAAACAATAGTCTGCGCCGATGTTTGGCAAGAGATTGTCAACAACAACAAATCATTTTCTTGAATATCTACTGGAGCAACTAGTGCAATTGTTGCACCAGACGCACTACCAGCTGCACGATAAGAAACAAATGTTGGAACAACCGTGTCAGGTTTTGGTTTTAATCCAACGCTAATTCCAGCGGCAGAAAATGTAGTTGCATCTGTTTGCGGAAACGTAAATTGATTTGCGGAATAACTGCCGCTATTAATAACTCTAAACCCAGCACCAACAGATACGTCCGCCGAAACATTGGGGCTTCCCGTACTAATAAAACTTGTCAGCCCGGTTGTTGAAAAAGATACATTTCCTCCGTTATGTGCGCCAGCCCCCGCAAGAACCGCAACGGATTGAATTGCCCAGGGCGTAATTGTTGGCGGTGTAGGCCGAACAGTATTTAAATAAGTAGCAGTATTAGCAGGCGCCTGAATAGGGAATAGACTGTCGCAATAACGGTAAACTTGTATTGCAATTGCTCCACCATAGCTTGCGCTTGTTGTTGCACTCACTACGACAGATGTATCTGGGGTTGCGCCCATCTGTTTGTAATTACAAGAGAACGATGTCTCATACGTATCATTTGAAAACAGATTGGCTAAATTTGTATACCCTGCTGTTGTTACAGTTGGACCTCGATTGGTTGCGCCAGAAGAGCCGATTGCATAAAACACCAAAACAACATCGCCTTCTGCTGGCTGAGCGCTTAATCCACCAGTTAAGTCTGTCAACGAAATTGTAGTAGTGCTAGTAGTTGCAATGGAAACGGTCTTTCCGCCAACGTAACGGATAGCCGTAACCCCTTGCCCACTGCCAGCAGCAGCCATAACGATGTCTTTGGCGCTCATATTATGGCCCCAGCATATTTAGACCAACTGTAAACCCGCTCCAAGTTGAACCCCCGTCCCGCGTGAAGAAAGCCAAAACATCTCGTCCCGTGGATAAGGTTGGCGCCTGACCTCCAGGGAAGGTTAGGTTTGCAAAATATTCTATAGACCAAGAGGCGCCGTTTGTAAGCTCAAGCACAAACGTTTGCGCAACCAAGTTGGCCGGCACGTTGGAAACAGTAATCGTCGTATTGGCAGTAACAGTTTTATAAAAATAATTGCCGAGACTAAGATCAATAGCCGCTGTATTACTAGAGCCAAGACTTACCGCCAGCTCACGTTCTCCAGTAATAACAAACGCACCATTAGCTGGGAAGGAAAGATTACCAGCTCCATCAGTAACAACTGGCTTGCCTGCTATGCCATCAGAAGTCGGCAGTGAAAAAGTTAATGTGCTAGTTACAGGGATTGCCGTGCTGACCGGCAGTACGTTTGTGGCGTTATTGAAAACAACCGCAGTTTTGCCAGCAGGAATAACTACTCCCGTGCCAGTAGAGTTCTTTACAGTAACAGCATCTGCCAACCCGTTATTGATGATGTACTGCTTTTCAATCGCCGGAACAATTAGGTTTCGTGCGCCGCCGGAAGTGCCAGTCAGATTGAGCCGCAGGTTTCTAGCGGTCTGACTTAGATTAGAGTTTGAAAGCGTGAGAGTGACATCGCCGCTAGCAAACGCAACATCAGCAGTTCCAGTAATTGCCTCTTCAATAGCGTATTGAAGGTTATTATTTGTCGTGACGCCCCACGTACCAGACTGGTCGCCCGTACCAATCAGTTCAATCTTTAGGCTGCTGTATGTGCTTGCCATAATTTGTACCTTTAAATTGTATTACCACGCCTAAACAAAATCCGGCTGAGAAGGCCAGTTAATATCCCACGGAAAGCCAGACTGTTCTGGAAGATCCCGCAACGCCTGGCGGTAGATCGCCCAGACTGTGGAAATCGCATCAGGTATATCTTTGCCTTGCGACCAGTCTGAATCTTTCAACCGTGCATTACGAGTCGCCCGAACCGATGCCGCTTGTGTCGCATCTGTTGCCGCTTGAGCTTCAGCATCCAAATCTGCGACCGAGTACTTGGCGTACCACTTACCGTCTATTAATTCTGCACCATCGCGGTAAGATACTTGATACCGACCAACCGTAGGTGCTGGCGCTGAAAACACGATATCAGACCCGAAATCGTTCAACAACGATTCGGTCAGCGCCGGAGGGAAACTGGTATTCGGGTGCAACTGCCGAAACTCCCGGTCGGTGACTACTGCACCAGTTTCACGAATTCTGATTTCCATGTTAGTCCTTTAAGCGATTGCCCAATACCAATATCTCATATCCGACAAATATAAATCACCATCGCCATTACCAGCGACCACGATGTCGTTTCCATACGCGACGCAGTACAACGGTGGTGTTCCGCCAGCCCCAGCACCGGTAGTCCAAGTAGTGCCATCACTGGAATAAGCCGTTTCTCCAGCGGTAGCGACAGCTATGAATCGATACCCGGCATAGGTGACGCCGTAAATATTATTAGCAGCAAGCGAACCAGCACTTCTGGTTGTCCAAGTAGAAAGATTGGTAGATGTGATGATGGTGCCGCCTAAACCTACAGCGACGTAAGTAGAAGCTGCAAATGTGACATCCCTTAATTGTGTTGTCACACCAGTGGTTCTGGTGGTGAACGAGGTGCCATCAGAAGAGGTGATTAGTGTTCCGGTTTGACCAACGATGACCAGCTGCCCATTTAAGAACCTTACGCGGTACAAATCAGCGGTTGTTCCTAAGCTTACCGTTGACCATGTAGTACCATCACTGGACGACACTAATGTGCCTGTGTTCCCACAAGCCCAATATTTACCAAATCCATAAGCAGCCCCGTTAAAACCAAGTACTACACCACTAGTGCGAGTCGTCCAAGTCGTTGCATCAGGGGACGTTGAAATTCGGCCACCGGGGCCGACTGCAACATACAGATTGTTTCCAAAGGCTAATCCATCGACGCCCCCAGAAACAGCTGCCGCCGCCGTCCAAGAGTATCCACTTGCCCCATAATAGACGTTTCCGTTGCTACTACCCACCACCCAAAGACCACCCGCATACAACGCATCTAGCATGTTGGTGGTACCGGCAACTGCGGCCTGACCAACCCAATCTCCCGCATAGCCTTCGTTCAAAGTAGCCGGAGCCGTGGTAGTGATTTCAAATCCGGGAGAATAAGGATCAATATAGTCGGTGCTGGTAACTTCAGCAGCGGTGCTATCTAAAAGCACATAGGGATCATTCCCAGCTATGATTCCTCTAGCGGTATCGTACACAAACCAAGACCCACTTACGCCGAGCGACTTGATGAGAATAAACCTCGCTCCGCTGGCAAATCCACAATCCACTTGCTGCGATGTCCCAACACCTCGGCCTACATAATACGAACACTTACTGACACCCGGAACACTTGCCATCAAATATGCAACATATGCTGAACCACTGGCGTTTACGCCAGTACCGGTACCAACTGTGAATTGAGTGGAAGTAGGCTCCGTATTGTTAAACGCATTCGGATTACTAAGGAATTCCCCCGTGCCATTAATACTTAAAGTAGCCTGCGCAACACTAGGTGCGACATATGCTATTGGACTATCACTTACGGTCAAGCGCTTGATCCACATCATCTCAGGTTTCACACCGAGATTGTGATTAATTGTTCTTGCGACACCTGTACCAGTGTAAGCTACAACATCGAGGAATCCCGGCGCACGGGCGAACGCTTCAACCACTTGGTTGCTTGCTACGGTGCTGGCGTTTAATTGCGATGTCGCGTCATTACCACAACCAAACCCATTCATAGCGGAGAATGAATAACCATATCCTAATGTTGGCGTCATCAAAGAATCGGCATCTGTGACACCGGATCCGGTAGAATCAGTGAGCCAGTATTGATTCCCGCGCAGACGATCACCAACCAACATACCAGCAAGTGTCGTCGAGTTCCGCTGCCGCGCTAAAATGAAGTCGGTGAACAAGCTGGTATTCACCAACCGGTTATCGACGTTAGTTCCCGTGTACACGACCGGCTGAAATACAGAAGTTCCGGTCGTCGGCGTCTTCATCGGGTCGCGACGGATGGCAATATAAATGTATGTTGCGCCGCCACCAAATCCAGTTGGAACTCGGAATCCAGTAGACGTAGGGGCGATACCTAAAGACGCAAATGCCACTTCTGTAGCATTTGTATTGGCAGCTACCCAAGAAGAGGCACTATCTGTTGTCCACCCTCGCGTCGTATCGGCTATAAACCAATCGCTAGTGCTTGTTTCTTTAAAAAGAATCCATTGAGGCTCGTATCCAAGATTAACGGTTGTACCGGGGGAATAAATAAATGACCCACAACTAATTACATTGTCCGATCCAGTTAAACCAAAGCCACCTGCGTCATGAGCAAATAGGTAGGCAACATAGGTTCCACCATTAGCATTTACGCTTGCGTTAGTACCGACTGTAAATTCTGTAGACGTGGGAGTAGTGCTGTTCCAATATGTTGCGCTAGTCGCTGCACCAGCTGTAGTGTTTAAAACTAAATATTGTGTATTTGCAAGGCTACGGTGATATACAGCCCACGCCGCCGTAGTATCCGTGCGCTTGATAATCATGCACCCCGGTACTGACCCCAAGTTATGAGCAATCGTGCGGTTCACGCCCGTTCCGGTGTAAGTCACCACAT